ATTAAAATAAATAAACAAGGGGTGCAGCATCCTAACAACTGCATAAAAAGATGGAAAAGTTAATTGAGAACGCAACACAGAAGCAAGTTATAATCGCAGCATTAGTATTGGTAATTTTATTCTGCTTGGCAGATAACCTATGCAATTAATATGAAAACAACACACAAAATCAGCGAGTACATAAATCGCAATGCTGAACGCAAGAATGCACATTGGACAATCAAAGGAGAATCAAAGATGTTTATGCACGATGGGATGTGGTATGATGAATCTGTCTTTGATAAGATATTAAGCCTTTATGAATATGTAAAATTTAACCCTAAAGGAGATAACCCAGATAAAACTAAAATAAAATGATATACGCAATACAAACAGAAAAGTACTGCTTAATAAGTAAGCAGATTAACGGAGTAAAGAAAATGATTACAAGGGTAGTGCCTATGTGGGTAGGGATAGTCAGTCCATTCAACCACCCTTTGATAATGTTTACCAGAAGTGCCAATGAAACAATCCTGCACACCCACGAGGATATATTAATGGTAACTGAAATCCTACACAAAAAAGGAATCAAACACAAGGTTACTCAGGTAGAAAAAACATTTAAAAATTTTAGAACATTATTAAAATAAAGATTATATTTGCTAAAACCTACAACTATGGATACAATGACTAAACACGCTATTTTATTAGGAAACTACACGGCTTTATTAGATTATGCCATTGAAGGACTGAAGGGCAACACTGCACAACAAGGCACACAATTAGCTGAATATCTGGAAGGCAGAATAAAGAAAGTAAACGAAGAAATTAATCAAAACACAAATACAAATGAACATCGGAACAATTCTTAAAGAAACAAGGAAATCACAGAACTTAACACAGAAGCAGTTGCAGGAGAAATCTAAAATCTCTTTTGTAACTATCAACAGGATTGAGGGAGGCTCAAACCCAAGATTAAACGTGATTAACAAATTGTTTAACGCAATGGGTAAGAATGTAAATTTACAAGTAACAGACCAAACTACTGACAATGTCTTGGGATAAGATTAACGTTTTTCAATATCAGCAATTAGTACCTGCTTTGGGTATTGAGGATGCTACTGACCAGAATATGCGTTTAATAGCCATTTTAAACGGATGGACTGATAATCAAGTGGATTCCCTATCTGTTGAAGAATATGCCAATGAGAAGGCTAAAATCGGCTTCCTAAGTGAATCTATCGAAGGTAAACCTGTAAAGTACATAAAAGTAAACGGCAAGAGGTATAAATGCGTTTATGATGTCAGGAAGTTGCCTTCTGGAAGGTACATAGAAAGCAAGGTATTCTCACAGGATTTAGTAGGCAATCTTCACAAGTTGGCAGCATCAATGGTTATCCCTATGAAGAAAACCATCTTTGGGTGGAGAGAGGATAAGTACGATGCAAGTAAACACGAAGAGTATTCAAACGATATGCTTGAAGCACGATTTGTTGATGTTTACCATTCCATTGTTTTTTTTTATCAAGTTTACAGAAATTGGATGGAAATTACAAAGGATTATTTGATACAGAAGATAGTGGAGATGGGCAAGAGCCATTCGGAGGCAGAAAAGGAGGTAGCAAATTTATTGAATATTTTGGATGGCAGTATTGCTCCAAAATTGTTGCCGACTTCCACAATATCAGATATAATGAAGCATTTGAACTTCAAGTAATTGAATACCTTAACACTCTGTCCTATCTGAAAGCAGAGAGAGATTTTAAAAAGTAAGTTCAGCAAGTGCCTGATTACTTCCCCTATCCTTAATTGGATGGGGTTTTTCAGTTACTTTCCTTATTTCTGGACATTTATAATAGATGAATAAGGCACAAGCACAGGCAAAGATAGCTGCTGATTTTAATAGAGCATTGAAAGGGGATTACAATATAGTTGACCCTAATGCATTGCCATTGATTGAAAAAATCTTATTTGATATAGGCTTAGAGTTTACTCAAAAAGCTAAAGAAAATTTAAGGAAAGCAAACGCAATATCTTCTGGTCAGTTGTTTGATTTGTCATTGCCTATTGTTTATCAAAATGCAAATGGAGGGTACACTTTAGAGGTTGGCTATCCAATAGGCTCAAAGGCTGATAAGTATTATGACTATGTCAATAAAGGTGTAAAGGGTGTAGGAGGTAAAGATGCAAGGATTAAAAAGAACTCAGGGGATTATGCATTTAAGACAATCAAAGCAGGAAGGGCATTACCTGCTGCAATTTTTAGTTGGCTAAATAGAGCAAGAAAAGCAACAAGCAAATATGCACCTGTAACTAAACTTGAAAGAAAAAGAAAAAAGCTAACAAAAATTTTATCAGAAGCAGAAAATAAAAAAAAGTTAGCATTTGCAATATCAACTAACATTAAAAAGAATGGCTTGAAGCAAACAAGTTATTTTGATGACGCATTAAAGATTTTGAAAAATCAAGACTTCATTGATGCTTTATCTGTTGCCTTAGAAGGAGATATTGTAATAAAATTAAATAGCATACAAAAAGAAAAATAATGGCAATCACGATTTTAGACACACCTGCGACATACTCTTCGATGCATACAGACCTTTGGTTTGTTTCATCTTCTACGAATGCAGGAACTACCAATTTTAAATTTGTTTACGATGTAAAAGTAAATGGAAGTTTAGTTGCAAGGTCAAAAGTATTCCCAGATGTAAGCGGAAACTATGGAGTGTTTAATGCTGCTCCTGTGGTAAGGGCATTTACATCAAATTACTTTGAGCCTTCAGGAAGTTCAATACTTGTTGCATCAAATGATAAGATGAAAACTGATTATGTGTTGGAGGTCAGAGAAGAGGTAAGTGGAAGCATAGCGGTATTACCTGATGCAAGTGGTAGTTTTTCTGCTTACAATTACTACCCTCCTTTGTTTGCTGATATGATTGATATTGGGAATGAGATTCCTTTGGTATTGGATGATTACTATGAGAATCTATTGGTTGAAAACTATTCCGATAATTGGTTAACAGATAGAGATTTTGATAAGATTGAAATGGAGTTTGGAGACCAATGCTTCATATCATATTTCAGAAAGACAACAGGGGGAACATATACGGCAACTATTGATGTGGTAAATGAAGCAGGTAGTGTTTTATCAAGCTATACAGGAGGATTAACGATGTCTGGAGAGTTTAATCTATTTAGCTTACAGGGAGCAGCAATAAACACCTTCGCAGGAAGCACATTGATTACTGAAGATACTTATGGATATCATTTGTACATTAACTATTCAGCAGGTGGCTCATCTTTTGTAACAAGTAAGGTTAAAGTTAAACAGGTGTGTTATCCTAAACATAGGCAATACAATATCCATTTTTTAAATAGGCTTGGTGGATGGGACACAATGAAGTTTGCTTTAGTAAATAAAAGAAATACAGAGTTTACGAGGTCATCATACAGGAGAAGTGAATGGCAGTTATCTGGAAGCACTATGTCAAATGTTGATGCTTACAATAGGTATAACGAAACAACTTTAAACTATTCTATTCAGCATAAAGACAGAATGAAGTTGGTATCTGATTGGGTAAGTGAGAATGACTATGAATGGTTGGCTCAATTAGTAGGTTCAAGCATTTGTTATATTGAGGTGTTATCTGGTTATTTCCCTTGTGTAATCGCATCAACTAACTATGAATACAAGTTAGCATCAAGTGATAAGCTATTCAATTTTGAGGTGGATATTGAGGTTGGTAAATATATAAATAGTCAATACAGATGATTAGTACAGAAATATATATTGAGAATTATCAAGTGGATTTGGTTGAGGATATATCAACTGATTTCACATATACGATTGATGACATTAACGACTTTGGTGCAAAGAATACATCATTCAGTAAGACAATAACTTTAGTAGGTACTGCAAAGAATAACAAGATATTTGGTTTTGTTTTTGATTTGGGAAATGCGAATGTTACAAATGATGCCTTGCCAAATGTTAACTCAAACTTTAATGCTGCTAAAACTGCTCAATGTAGAATACTAATTGATAAGATACAAATCTTTAAGGGTGTTATTAGGCTTTTAGAGATTGTTAATCAGTCAGGAAGGATAGAATATCAATGTAATGTTAACGGAGATTTAGGAGGCTTTGTATCTGAATTAGGAAAAGCTAAACTTGAAGATTTAGATTTTAGTGATTATGATGAAACTTGGACACACGAACATATCGAAGCATCTTGGACAAGTGTAAGCGGTTATGGTATTTACTATCCTTTAATTGATATCGGAGCAGTAACTACAAATGATTTAGATTTTCAGTATGAAGCATTCAAACCTGCTTTATATGTTAAGGAGTATTTAGAAAAGATAATAGCAGGAACGGATTACACTTGGGAGTTTCCATTGTTAGAAACTGATTTATTTAAAAGATTAATAATTCCTTGTAATCAAAAGATACTAACTAAATATTCAAATATTGCTTTGGCAGCAAATCCAACTGCAAATACATATAATAATCCTTCAAATGTTCATTATACTGCAACAACTTTAGGAAATTTTACTTTAGGTGGAGGTCATCAAGAATTTACTTATACTCCTGCTTCTCCAATGAATGATGATATTATATGTTCAGTATTTGGACAAATTAATTCTGTTCATAGTGGAACTACTGCAACATTTACTTTATATAAAGGTGCAGCAATATTAGAACAACAAACAATTTCAGTTGCTTCATTACCTGCATTCTTTAATGTTGATTTATCTACAAATGGAATCACATTTAATCAGAATGATGTATTAAGAGTAGGTATTAGTTCAAATGTTCATCAGATTCAACAATATGGAGGACAATTACAGGTTATAAGTTTATTACCTACAACTGTGAACATAGGATATGGAGATGTTATAAGCATTAACGATGCAATTCCACACGGAATATATCAAAAGGATTTTTTCATAAGCATTTGTAAAATGTTCAATCTTTATGTTTATGATGACCAATTTGATGACAAAAAACTTCATATAAAGCCTTACATAGATTTTTATGATGGAACTACACAGGATTGGAGTAATAAGGTGGACAGGTCAAAGGCTTGGTCAATTAAGCCAATGAGTGAACTTAATAGTAGATTCTATCAATTTAAATACAAACCTGATAATGATTTTTACAATGAGAATTATCGTAAGAGATACAATGAAGGTTATGGAGACAGATTGTATGATTCAGAATTTGAATTTGCAAACAATACAAGTAGCACAGAGGTAATATTTTCAGCCACTCCATTATATCAAGCAACAGGAAGAGATAAAGTTTATTCTGCAATCTATAAAAAATCAAATGATAATGCAGCAAAAGACCAGATGGATTTTAATATTAGAATCCTTCAGGCAGAAAGGATTACAGGTAGAACTAATTGGAGAATAAAAAATGGGGGGTCTAATTTGGTAACATTAAATGCTTATGGTTATGCAGGACATCTTTATTTTGGTGGTTCTTTAAATCCTATTAACGATATCAATTTTGGAGCACCAAATGAATTTTATTTTAGTGCAGAATCCTATCCTACTACAAATCTATTTAATGCCTATTATAGCGACTATATGTCTGAAATAACAGATAAAGATAGTAAGCTGTTAACTTGTCAAGTATTATTAAATGCTCTGGATATTCAGCAACTTGATTTTAGTAGAGTAGTTTGGATAGATGGAATATTGTTTAGGATTAACAAAGTCCTTAATTATAACCCAATGAATTACACCACAACAAAAGTGGAATTACTTAAAGTGATACAAAAAACATTCTAAATGGCAGATTTAAATTTTAAGATAAATATAGGCGGTACAGAAACTATTGCTAAGACTTTTGGAGAAGTAAAAAAAGCTATTAAGGAAGCTGAATTTCAAGCACTTGCTTTAAGTGAAGAATTTGGTGCAACAGATGAAAGGGTTTTAGCTTTAAGAAAACAAATAGGTGCATTAAAAGATACAATAGATGATTCAGCAGCAGCAACAAAAAACTATGCAGGTAGTTCAGCTATATTTCCTGCAGTTGCTAAAAGTGTACAAGGTATTGCGTCTGGTTTTACTGCAGTTCAAGGTGCTATAAATTTATTTGGAGGTGAGGCAAAAAATGTAGAAAAGGCTTTATTGAGGGTGCAATCAGCAATGGCATTATCACAAGGTCTTGGAGATTTAATTGAAGCAAAAGATTCTTTTACTAACCTTGCAGGTGTTATTAAAGGAAATGTAACTAAAGCCTTTGGTACGTTAAGAGCAGGAATTATATCAACAGGAATAGGTGCATTAGTTATTGCATTGGGTTTACTAATAGCAAACTTTGATTCTGTTAAAAAATATATACTTAATTTATTCCCTGCACTAATTAAAGTAGGAGAATTTTTTACTAAAATTACAAATGCAGTTACTGATTTTGTTGGTATAACAAGCGAAGCAGAAAGGCAACTTGAAAAGTTACAGAAAACTACTGAGAGAGGTAATGAAACAATAAATCAAAGAATAAAAGTATTACAAGCACAAGGAGGTAAAGAAAAAGAGATATATAAAGAAAGTGCAACACTAATTGAAAATGATTTAAATGTACTAAGAAAAACACTATCAGCAAAAGGAGAACTAACCGAAGAAGAACAAAAGAAATTTAGAGAATTACAAAACGAAAAGGAAGTACTTAGGGTAACAGAAACAAAAAGAATAGAGGATGAAAATAAAAAACAATCTGAATCTAATCAAAAGAAGAATGATGAACTATTAAAACAGAATGAAGAAAAGAGGCAAAAAGAATTAGAGATAGAGCAAAAACGTAGAGATGACGTTTTAGGTGTTGAAAAAGAAATACAACAAGTTAAAAATCAAATTTATTTAGTTGGGTTGTCTGATAAAGACAAAAGACTATTAGAATTACAACAAGAACTTGATGCTAATTTAGCAAAATATAAAGATAATTTAGATGCAAGGCAAAAAGCATATATACTTTATGAAGAAGGTGTAAAACTTGCTAATGCATTAACTTTAGAGGAAGTAAAAGAAAAAGAAAAAAAGGACAATGAAACTTTTTTAGATAATCTTGGTAAAAGAGCATCTGCAAGTATAGCAAATGTTAGTGCAGTAAAACAAGAAGGTCAAGTAGTTAAGGCAACAGAAGAACAAAAGCAACAGGCTTATGCAATGACAGGAAATGCTTTTGGTGCATTGTCTGATTTGATTGGTAGGCAAACTGCAGCAGGTAAATCATTGGCAATAGGTCAAGCATTAATTAATACATTTTTAGGTGTTACTGAGGTACTTAGAAATAAAACAACAATACCAGAGCCATTCGGAACAATCTCAAAGGTTGCATCAATAGCTACTATTTTAGCATCTGGTTTAGGTGCAGTAAGACAAATTAAAAGTACACAGATAGCAGGTGCAGGTGGTGGAGGTGGTTCTATACCTTCTATTTCAGCTATTGCACCTATACAAGCACAGATTCCACAGGCACAAATGACTCAACTTAACTCATCAACAATTAATGCTTTAGGTAATCAGGCAATAAAAGCCTATGTAGTGGAAACAGATGTAACAAGTAACCAACAGAGAATCAAAGCCATACAACAAAGGGCAAGGTTTGATTGATAAATAATAATATTTTAAACATTTATAGTTATGGAATTACCTATTTACGAATTAATGATTAATGAAGATATGCAAGATGATGCTGAGGTATCATTCATTGCTTTGGTAGATAAACCTGCAATACAAAGAAATTGGAATGCGTTTAAAGAGAATGTTAAGTTTCAAATCGTTTCTGAAGATAAGCAAATTATCTCTGGTCCTGTTATGTTGGCTGATTCTCCTATCTATCGCAATGATGCTACTAATGGCGAGTATTATGTGGTTTTTAGTAAAGAGACTATTTTTAAGATTGCTCAAAAGTTTTTCAAAAAAGGATATCAAGCTAATGTAAACTTAATGCACGATAGCAATCAGCAGGTAAGCGGAGTAACTATGTTTGAATCTTTTATTAGTGATATTGATAGGGGCATATTACCAATGAGGGGTTTTGAGGATGCACCTGATGGAAGTTGGTTTGGTAGCTTTAAAGTAGAGAATGAAGAGGTTTGGAAAATGATTAAGGAAGGTAACTTCAAAGGGTTTTCAGTTGAGGGAATATTTGAATATTCAAAGGCTAAAACAAAAGAAGCACAATTAATAGATAGCATTAAAGATATTCTATTATCAGTTAAGTGATAAACATTAAATAAAATAAACATTTACAATTATGAACGCAAAAGACGCAATCTTAAAGATTAGGGCATTATTTGAAGATATGCCTGTTGACCAGAAAGAAGAGATGCCAAAAGAAACGAAAGTTGAAATGGCTGAATATGTTTTGATGGATGGAACAAAAGTTATGGTTTCTGAACTTGCCGTAGGTGGTCAGGTAACTTTAGAAGATGGAAGCAAAGCTCCAGATGCAGAACACAAACTTGCTGATGGTTCAAGCATTGTTACCCTTGATGGTGTTATCACAGAAATCAAACAAGAACAGCCAGAGATTGAAGTTGAGATTGAAAGTAAAGATTATGAGAAAAAGATTGAAAAGATGGCTTCTGCTTATGATGAAAAAATCAATCAGTTGCTTCAAGCGAATGCTGAATTGGTTGAAAAGATAAAAGATATTGAGTTCAAAAATAAAGAAGGTTTTAGTTTGGTAGTATCAATGATGGAAGAGTTTAGTAAAGTTCCTTCTGTTGACCCTATTGCATCTACTAAATCTTTTAAATTTGAAAGCACAAATGATATTAAGGCTGATAGGCTTAATAAATATAGAAACGCAATTTTAAACAATAAAAATTAAATAAAATGGCATTTAGCGTAGGCTCATTAGCAGATTACACAAAAGAGAACGAAGCATTGCTCGTTACTAACTCTGTACTTGGTGCAAAGACTGCTGCATTAATTAAATCATCTGGCAACGTTATGGTTGGAGTTAAATCTTCAGAACAAATAAACGTTATGGACACAGATGCTTTCTTTCAAGCAGGTGGTACTTGCGGTTTTAACGCATCTGGAACGACTTCTTTCACTCAGCGTCCTGTCGTTATCGGCAAGGTAAAAGTGAATGAAGCACTTTGTCCAAAAGCATTGGAAGCAAAATATCTTCAGAAGGCTTTGCCAACAGGAAGCAGGTATGATTCAGTTCCTTTTGAGCAAGAATACTCTGAAAAGAAGGCTTCAACAATCGCTGCACAACTTGAAACTGCAATATGGCAGGGTTCAACTTTGAGTGCTGATGGTAACTTGAATAAGTTCAAAGGATTTATCAGGCATTCATTAGAGGCTTCTGCTTCTATCATTGCTGCAAATAGTGCAACATTCATCTCTGGTGGTCCTGTTGCTTCAATCACTTCTGCAAATGTTATCGCAGTATTTGATGCAGTTTACTTGGCTATCCCTGCAAAGGTTGTTGCGAAAGATGATATGACTATCTTCTGTGGTCAAGACCTTTTCAGAACTTACACTATTGCTCTTAAGAATAGTGCAAACTTCCATTATCAAATTGATGCAAAAGCAGATAGCGAGTTCATCCTTCCAGCTACTTCAATAAAAGTTATTGCAGTTGCAGGTTTGAATGGTACAAACAAAATTTATGCTTGTCGTTTGAGCAATATGTTCTTGGGAACAGACCTTTTGAACGAAGAAGAGAAATTTGAAATCTTCTATGCTAAAGAAGCAGACGAAGTTCGTTTTGTATGTGAGTTCAAAATGGGTGTAAACTTTGCATTCCCAGATGAGTGGGTTGAATTTAAACTCTAATTAATTGGGGAGGTAAAACTCCCCTTTTTATAATCTTATAAATTAAATAAAATGGCTTTAGGTTCTTGTGCGTTGGTTCAGGGCTACACACTTGATTGTCGTGATTCCTTGGGCGGTTTAACGGAAGTTTACTTCATTGAAGCATCTAATGTTACATCATATACAGAAGCAAGTGGAGTAATTACTGCCCTTACAAAGGCAGCAGGAAAGAGATTCTACAAATACGAACTCGTAAAAGGCACATCCTCATTTGTTGAGAACATCAATTCATCTGTTGAGAATGGAACTATTTTCTACCAACAAGAATTGACATTGATTCTTAACAAACTTCAAGTTAATACAAGAAATGAAATTTTGCTACTTGCCAAAAATCTTTTGGATGTTGTCGCTAAAGATAACAATGGCAATTTCTGGTATCTTGGATTGACAAGGGGAATGGATGTTACCGCAGGTTCTGGTCAGTCAGGTACTGCCGAAGGAGATAGAAGTGGATATACTTTGACTTTCACAGGTAAAGAGCCTGCATTGGCTCATAGTGTTGCTTCAGGTGTTGCAGCAGTTCTAACTACTGCAGGTTAAGTTTGAATAATATATATAGAAGTGCCTTACCTTTATTGGTAGGGCATTTTTGTTTGTTAAATACTCCAACTATTGACATTTATAGTTGATGATACAATTAACAAAGGGTGTTACCCAATTTATGTATTTAACTTTAACTGAAAAGGAATTATTAGTTAATCCTAATTACCTTTTCGTTTTTAGAAGTAGAAGCACAAATACAGAAGTTAAATTTGTTTTGTTAAATAATACTGATATAAGCCTATTTAAAGACAGATATAATAAGTTTAGTTTAGTTACCAATACTTATTTTAATACTTCATTGATAGGTCAATATACTTATGAAATTTATGAACAGGCAAGTTCATCAAATACTAATCCATCTGGATTGAATATGTTAGAGAGTGGAATAATGATGTTAAATGAAGCAGCCACAATATTTACGTCATATCAAACGACAGATACTTTTAAAATTAGACAATGAGTTTTCAAATAATACAATTTGCAGAAGCGAAGCAGCCTGAGTATAAAGAGAAGAAAGGCGAAGGATATATTCAGTACGGAGAGAAGAACGATTACCCTACTTATCTGATTGAGTTATTTAATAAGTCAGCCAAGCATAACGCTATTGTAAAAAGTAAAGTTCACTATATTAATGGTAATGGTTGGGCAGGTAGTGAAGAGTTTATTGAACATATCAACAGGACAGAAACACTAAACGATTTAACACGCAAAGTATCTTTAGATATTGAATTATTTGGAGGTGCTTATTTAGAGGTTATTTGGGGTGTTGGTAAGATATCTGAAATATGGCATTGCGACTATTCTAAATTTAGAACAAATAAAGATAATACTCAGTATTGGTACAAGGAAGATTGGAAAGACAGAAATGAACAATATCAAGTTTATGCTGCCTTCAATCCAAAGAATCCTGTTGGCAAACAGATATATTATATAAAGGAATACAGACCTAATCAGGGTGCTTATTCTTTGCCTTCATACTTCGGTGCTTTAAACTATATTGAATCGGATATTGAGGTTAGTAAGCACGTTTTAGGTAATGCTAAAACAGGGTTTTCTGCTAGTAAACTTATTACGTTACCAAACGGAGAGCCTTCTCCAGATGAACAAAGGGTTGTACATAATAAATTTAAGAACACATATACAGGAGCAGATGGCATAAAGTATATGTTAGCCTTTGTTAATGATGCTTCAAGAAAACCTATTGTTGATGACTTAGGACAATCAGATTTAACTAAAGAAGATTTTGGAAGGGTTGATAGCTTGATTCAAGTAAACATCTTTAGCGGTCATCAAATTACAACACCTTCAATCTTTGGAATAGCAGAAGCAGGTAAGTTGGGTAGCAGAACTGAAATGAGGGATGGATATGAGATTTTTAAAAACACTTACGTTAATGCAAAGCAGATTGAATTAGAATCTGTATTTAATATGTTAGCAGGTTTTGCAGGATATCCAGAGGACTTGAAGATAATACCTTGTGAGCCTATTGGAATGGAGTTGACAGAGCAAACACTTTTACAGATTGCACCTAAAGAATGGTTGCTTGAAAAAGCAGGTATTGATATTACAAAATATCAGCAACCACAAGTTCCTGTTCAGCAGAATTTTGCAGAAGATTTCAGTTGCTTGTATGAATTTGGGGATGATAAAAGTAAGTACAATATCTGGAAACAAAGGTCAGTATTTGAAGAGGCTAACTTTGCAGATGTAACACAATTACAAGCAAATGTCTTGGACTTGATAAGCAAAGATAAAAGAATCACTCCTGAGGTCATTGCAGACACATTAGGCGAGGAAATAGGCTCAATTAAGAGAGTTATATCAAATCTTGCAGATAAGGGATTTTTGGACATTAAAGACGTTAAGATTGGCGAAGGGATTGATTCAAATATTCAAGTTGAAAGAATACTAACAGAGCCTTTGGGTAGGATATTGGAGAAGATAAAACCAATTACAAGGGAGATGCTTATTAGATATTCTTATGAGTGGAAGCCACAATTTGCAGTCAGCACAGAAAATAAAAGTTCAACACCATTAATGGATAGTTCAAGACCATTTTGTGTTGAGATGCTAAAGGCAAATAAATTGTATTCAAGGTCAGAGATAGAGCAATTAAGTGGAAGGTTGGGTTATTCTGTATGGGATAGAGCAGGAGGTTGGTGGACTAAAAAAGGAACAAATACACATAGTGAATCTTGTAGGCATCGTTGGGTTTCTAACATTGTAACACGCAAATAAAATGAGTTTAAACGTACTATTCATATCAGTTGATACTATCAAAGATAGAAGTGGATTACATAATAATCTTGATGAAAAATTAGTATTCCCAGAGATTAAGGCAGCACAGGATATTTATATATTACCTGCACTTGGCTCTGCTTTATACAACAGGTTGCAAGATGCAATCACAAATAATAATTTGACACAATTAGAAACAACTTTATTGAATGACTATATTGTTGACACATTAATAAACTTTGTCTTATCTGAACTTCCACAGGGAATTAGCTATCAGTTTTATAATAAAGGACTATTAAGAAAGACAGGGGATAATAGCGAATATCCATCTATGCAGGATATGATTGATGTGGCTAATCGTTACAAGTCCAGAGCAGAATTTTACAAGCAGAGATTGATAAAATATTTGAGAGAGAATATTGCTCAATTTCCTTTGTATTCAAATTATGGAAGTGGTATAGATGCAATAAAGCCTGAGAGAGATGCGTACAATGCTTCTATCTGGTTGGGAGAAGATGGATGTTGCGGAGATTTTAAAACATACGAAGAAAAGTATCAAGGCAATAATCCAAATTGTTGTTAATGAGTAAAGAGGCTAACATCAAAAATCAAAAAAAGTTAAAGGTTTATTTAAGTAAAAAAAATGAGTCTAACATTAAATCAAATTGTAAAGCAAATAACGGACTACGGAAACCTGCACCCACAAATTAATTTTGTGTTGTATGGGGATGTGTATGACCATCTTTCGCAAGGAGAGGTTACTTACCCTGCAATGTTTTTTAATATTGAGGATGTAAGCATATCTGCTAAACAGATACAATATACTTTTGGCATTTACTTTATGGATAGGCAGATTGAGAATACAGAAGAGTTAGAAGTGATGTCAGACCAAATACTAACTGCACAAGATATTGTTGCACAGATAAGAAATAATACAAATGAATGGATTGTTGGAGATAGTATTCCAATGGTTTTATTTGTTGAGAGTGAGCCTGATGTTTTAGCAGGGGTTAAGGCATCAATAAGTTTAGTGTTACCATCTATTAATAATCGTTGTCAAATACCTACATAATGTATTCAAAAAAGATTAATCAGTTAGCTACAAATCTTAATCCGCAAGAAACAGATTTACTTCCTATTGGAGATGCTGAAACAGGTCAATTAAAGACAACTACTTTTGGTAGTGTTTCTGGTATTACAGGGGATGGTGTTATTAGTGGAGGTATTGTTACTTGGACAGGTACAGGATTGATATTTAATATTTCTGCTTGTACTTATATTTTAAACGGAATTAGATATTCAAGTCCATTTAGCACAAAGACACTTGCAGCAGCAGACCCTACTAATGCAAGAATTGATGTTTTTGCAGTTAATACAAGTGGACAAGTTGAGGTTATTCAAGGCACACCTGCTTCAAATCCTGTTGAGCCAGAAGGAGATACTGCAACTACATTGGGTTTAACAAATGTTACAATTAATGCAGGGGCAACTACACCAAATGGAGTTACAAGAGATTTAATTTACGATGAAAATGTTGAGAGTTGGACTAAAACATTTACTCAATCAGCATCATCGGTTGATTATGCAAATACTTTATTTCCAAATACAGGAAGTAAATGTATTTTAGTAACACAAGGAGCAGGGTTTGTATTATTGAATTTTACAAATGCAACTACTTTAGATGTATCTAACTTTAAAAGTTTATCTTTTGCTATTAGGTTAACTAATGCTTTTACATCAAACACAATACTTGCGGTTAGGTTTTACAATGGTGCAAATACTTCTTCTAATTTATTTCAATTAACTGCAACAAATAATGTAGGATTCAATAGGAATTTAGCAGGTGTGTATCAAATTATTACTATTCCTTTTAATAATACGAATTTAAAGTTTACAAATAATTTATTTACTACTATAAGGATTCAAACAAGTAATGCTGCGGCAACATATAGGCTTGATACTATCCAACTAAATGGAGGTGTTAATAATCCAACAGGAGGAGGTACAACCCCATCTAATTCATTTGGGTTTGTTAATGGAAGTACAGGAACTGCAAGTTCTACAACTGCAACAGATACTTTAAATGTTGTGGGTAGTGGATTGATAACAACAAGTGCAACAGGTAAAACATTAACTATTGCTTCAAATCAGATTGCAACAAGTTCAATATTAGGAAGGGTAACTGCTTCAACAGGAAACATAGAAACACTTACAGGAACACAGGCAACTACTTTGCTTAATGTTTTTACATCATCGTTGAAAGGACTTGCTCCTGCAAGTGGTGGTGGTACTACTAATTTTTTGAGAGCAGATGGAACTTGGGCAGCAGCAGGTGGAAGTATGGCTATTGGTGGTACAATCACATCAGCAACCGCAGGTAGTGTTTTATTTGCAGGAACAAGTGAAGTGCTTCAGCAAGATAATGCAAACTTCTTTTGGGATGATACAAATAATAGATTAGGTATTGGAATAAATGCTCCGCTTTCTGATATACATATAAGTAAAAATCAAGATACTCTTACAAGACAAATAATTCAAAATACAACAACAGGAACTTCAAGTAGGGTTATATATCAATTAATTTCTGATAATGGCAATTCTGCACAATTTGGTAAAACATCAAGCAATTATACTCCTAATAAAATAATTAATAGTGCTGATGCATATATACAAAATAGTTTTGCAGGTGATATTGCAATCTTAAATGACTTTGCAACAGGCAAAATTAAATTTTCAGCAGGTGCAGCATCAACTGCACAAATGACATTAACCGCAGCAGGTAGATTGCTTTTGGGTACAACAACAGAGAGTACGTTTATACTTGATGTAAGTGGAACTGCAAGGGTAAGTGGTAAAATAACGGCTAATGGCTCAACATCATCAACAAGTGGACTTGATGTTGGTACATTAAGATTTCAACATTTTGCTACAAATAATGCTTTTATAGCAGAAAATGCATTTTATAATGGAAGTGCTTGGCAAAGAGTAAATACAGGAATGGCATCGGTTTATTATTTTACAATAGGAGGATTTAATGTTGGTACTTTAACATCCGCAGCAGGAGGAACAACACAAACATCATTAAATACAAGAATGAATTTAACAAATACCGGTGAATTAGCAATATCTGATACAATTAGTGGAGGTGGTAATATTACAATGATAGCATCAGCAGTTTTACAAGCAGATTCTACTACAAAAGGTTTTCTTCCACCAAGAATGACAACAACACAAAAAAATGCAATAGGAACACCTGCAGCAGGACTTATAGTTTATGATACAACATTAAATAAGCTTTGTGTAAGAACTGCTTCTGCTTGGGAAACAATAACATCAATATAAATAATATGAAACAAATACAACCGATAGACATTTGGATTAATGGAGAAACTAAAATAGGAGTTAACTTTTCTGTTAACTGCATCTTTGATAACTATGAAAATAGTGCGACAAACTATTGGCAGATATCAGATGCAGATGGACAATCAATTTCACAAGGCAATCTAACCATTGATGGACAGGATTATATTGATTGGGGAAATCAGCCTGCAATGGCAATCAATGAATGGATATATAATTGGAGTGCTGATAAACTTGGATTAACCATAATTTAGTATATTTGTAAAAATTAAATATTATGAATATTACAGAATTAAAAGCTAAAGCATACGATACTTTGGCACAGATTGAGTATCTACAAAAGCAACTACAAGAGATTAACCAACAAATCGGAAAAGCAATACAAGATGAACAAGCTAATAGCGATACTGATAGCAATTAGTTTAAGCGGATGCTATTCTCAAAATAAACTTGCGAGAATCTGTTCAGAAAGATTTCCTATAAAAGAGGAGATTAAAGAAGTTTTAGTCATTGATACTATACTTACGCAAGGCGATACTATTATAATTCATTTTAAGGATAGTTCCTTGCCTGTTATCTGTCCTCCTAATAAGATTATCACTAAAACAAAAGAGGTCAAAATAACGTCTGAAAACACTGCTAAAACGTATCTGGTTAAACAAGACCATCAAAAGGAAATAAATAAACTAAATGATGATTGCGATAAGCAGATTAGTAAACTAAATGCTGAATCCAAAAAGCATATAAAAGAAATTGACAATTTAAACATAAAGTTAGAAAATGTCAAAAAGTTTAAGCGTAGGTTTTATCTACTATTGTCAGGAATTATACTTTACTTTGCATTGAAATTTGGAATAAAGAGATTTTTGTCATCATTTTAGTTGTTAGGTTTTGGAATCCCTGCCATTCTTGGTGGGGATTTTTATTATACAAAATATTTCTGAAACAAAAAAATAAAGTTTTTATTAGTTTTTAAACTATTAGGTTTATCTTTGTGCAAACAAAACCTAATAACAATGACAATTAAAAACATTAAGTCCAATGTCTATGAGGTTATCATAGGCGATTATTACTGCGAGTATTTCACAGAAAGGGAACTAATCCAATTAATTAAGTACAATGACATTGCCGATGTTGTAAAACATCCACTTGGCTATGTTGTAAACACAGACAGAGGTATTCTGCTTCCAAATCAATACCTGCGTGTTATGTCTGATTCTGCAAAAGAATTATTACAAATCACTTTACTAAACAATAAAACCAACAATTATGAAGGCAGTATCAATTAAGGGAAAACAATACATCCCTGTTTCAGAAAGATTAAAGTTTTTATCAGACAATTTCAATTACTCAATCCAAAGCAGTTATGAGTATTTCCCAGAAAGAAAGATGTGGGTAGTTAAAGCTATCTTGCGAATTGAGAAAGGAGAAGAATCATTTACTTACACAGGATTGGCACAGGAAATTGAAAGTGCTAATTACAAAGAAGTCAATTTTACTTCTGCATTGGAAAACGCAGAAACGAGTGCAGTAGGTAGAGCCTGTGCAATGGCAGGGATAGGAATTGATGGTGGCATAGCTTCAGCAGATGAAGTTAAGAAAGCAATAGTAAGGGCAGAAGTTGATGAAGTTGGAGATGATAAAAGAATGTACCTTTTAACGTTGCTTGAAAATACTACCTACGAAGAAAGGCAGAAGGAACAACTTGCAATAAAAATTGATAACTTAAAATTTGAAACGGATTATGAAAAGGCTTACAATACTTTACAGGCTAATCAGATACAAGATAAAGACAGAATTGCTATGGGTTTAAATTACTCAGCAACAGATATTAAAAAAACTTTAAAAAACCTTAAATAATGGAATTAGCAGATTACCAAACTAAATACGAATCAATGCTTAAATTCCTTGAACAACCATTGGATAAAGAATATGATGCTTTAATTACCAGAATGGAACATTTAGGAATCTTATTGGCAAGAGCAGGGGAATATATGACAGAGGCAGCCTATCGGATTGATGAGGTGGTGGACATTGAATGTAAAGTGAATCTTGAACTTCTGGACAAGTATTCAGCATCCACCTTTAATATGATGATAAAGGCAAAGGCAAAGGATTGGAATAAACTTAAATTAGGTTTTGAAAGATGTTGCAGTTCGGCAGTTCATCAAATAGATAGCATAAGAACAATTATTTCATTTGAAAAAGCTAAAATGAGTTTACTATGAACGATTTCAAAAAAGTTATACCTACGGAGAGAGGACTTATCATTGCAAAGTTGTACCATAATATGTGGTATGATAAAGATAGATTTAATATTATTATGAATTTTTTAAAGGCTTGGGATGAAGAGCCAGTTAGAGAAGCAAAATATTTAGATGAAATACAGGAAGCAGTAAACATTAATGATTTAATAAATTAAACAAAATGGAAAAAAGAGAATTTGCTAAAGGAATCTTTATCACAGAGAAAGAATCAAAGTCAGGGAAAACATATCTGGAGATTGCTATTGGAGAAAATGGTGCATACAAGAAGTATGTTGCATTTAAAGGCACAAAGGAGGCTAAATTTGGAGGTATTATCTATTCTGTGTATGATAAGACAGAACAACCTAAAGAAGCTGAAATTAAGCCTATGACAGACCACACATTAAATAATGATTTACCATTCTAAAACCAAACAAATGAGAACGCAAGAAATAAAAGGATTAATAAAGAGCCATCATAATATGATTTACAGGCTTGAAAAAATGCTAAAAGAACAACCAAAACAATTAAATGAAGAAAGATTTCCATCTGAAATGATTGTTCAAGAAGTTAACAATAAGTTTATGGTTGATATTACAAAAATTACCAGAAAGAAAAAGGTAATGTATGCCAGACACGCTGCAGTATATCTATTAAAAACACATACTAACTTAATATGGCAGGATATAGCGGTAAGTGTAGGTAATACTCATCACACATCTGTTATTCATTCCTTTAAAGCTGCAAAGAACATAATGGAAACGGATGATGAATACTTACAAACAATTAATGAAATCAAAGAAAGATTAGTTGATTTAAAGTAGTATCTTTGTAGAAATGAAGGGTTCAGACTTCATATTATTAAAATCTTGCTATCCTAATGGGGTGCGGTGCTGAACAACCAATCCCTGTTAGGATTTTTATATTATGGAACAACCATCTTGGGCAGCAGTAATTCCTAATAAATATCTTTACGCAAAGGATATAAATTCAGTACAAAAAATACTAATAGGTTTAATATCTGGACTATCAAATATTAAAGGATATTGTTTTGCTACGAATGATTATTTTGCTGAAATATTAGACTTAAGTAAAGTTAGGGTTAGTCAATTAATTACTGATTTAGAAAAAAAAGGTTATTTAGGCAGGGTAATTTATAGGAATGATAAGCAACAAGTTGAGAAAAGAATATTGATTTTGATAATGGATAAGGATATACCCCTCCCATTGAAATTTACTACCCCTCCCATTGAAAATGATAATACCCTCCCATTAGAAATTATAGTACCTCCCATTAGAAATTTTAAAGATAATAAGAATACTAATAAGAATATTAATAAGAATAATAATAGAATACAAAGCAAACCCACACAACAGGAAGTAATTGATTTTTTTATTAGTAAAGGCAGTACAGAAGAAAAGGCAAAACAAGCATACGAATACTATGAGGTTGCTGATTGGTACGATGCCAAAGGCAACAGGGTAAAAAATTGGAAACAAAAAATGTTATCAGTTTGGATAAATAACAATAACTTTACAAAAACAACAACTAAACAAAATGGAAAAACAACTTCAGACTATTATCGAGAAAACTATGAGCAAAACCTTAAGTGGGCAAACGAGTGGGATGCAGCAGAAGGAAGACAACCTTTTTTTACAGGCGAAGAAAACTGAAAAACTAAAAGCTGTAAATATCCCTGTCATCCTGCAAGTGATTGAAAAGGGATTGATGCTATTGGGAATAAAAGGAGATAAGCATCCAGACGAAATATCAATGAAATTAATAGTGGCTGAACTTAGAAGCCATTATGTAAACTTAACTATTGGAGAATTAGACCTTGCCTTCACTTTAGCATCCAGAGGACAACTTGATTATGATAATGAAACGTATCAATCCTTCTCTGTTTTATACCTAAACAGAATGTTATCCGCTTATGCAAGATGGGCAGCACATAAACACTTTGTAGAAGAAGTAAAAGAGCCACAACTTCCAAGACCTGCACTTCCAGAAGATGATGTGATTGATATGGCATTTGATAGTTACAAAAAGTTTAAACAATGGTGGACAATATTCAACTGCTTAAAAACCTTTAATATCCTGCATAGCAGAGGAGAAGTTGGAAACGATGTTGACTACATAGTTAAGAAAACAGAAGAGGCAATGCAGAGAAGAATAGACAGAGCAGACCACGAAGATAAAAAGAATTTAATAGCTGAATTTAAAGATGATGACCAAATGGAATTAAATTGTCGCAGAATGGCAGTAGCTTTGTATTTTAATAAGAAAATTAATGAACTTACTACTTGATGTTTATTGCCACACAGAAACTACGGAGTTAATGAGCAATGTAGGTTTAGAAGTTGATTGGAATACTCTGGAGACAAAATCTGTCCTTTTTAGAAATATAGATTTAGCAATGGCAGTACAGATAGGAAATCAGGAATATACAGAGATTCACGTTGGAGGAAATTCATATATAGCAAAAATTAAATTTGTAGAACTAATTAAACAATTATATGCCTGATATAACAATGTGTTCGGGTAAAGATTGCCCACTAAAAGAAACTTGCTACAGGTATAAAGCTAAACCAAGTGATTATCAATCTTATTTTTTTACTCCACCATACGATAAAGAATATGAATCCTGTAGTCATTATTGGGAAATAGTAAAGTCAGATATTGACAAAAAGAAAAAAAAGTAAACTTAAAACTTGACAAAAATGGCACAACAAACAGCATTACAAGGATTTGTAGAAGCATTAACAAGTAATGGTTATGTGATTATCAATCAGACATTGATAGATACTTATTTAGCAATGGAGAAAGAACAGATAAAACAAGCATATAAATTTGGAATTCAAGATGAATATGTAATAGGCTCAGAACAATACTACAACGAAATATATGTCAAATAATGTATTATATATCGGACAAAAACCGAATAAATGTGCAATATTTTACACATTATATAACTAAAATAAATATGAAAGCAATATTAGAATTTAACCTACCAGATGACAAACAGGAATATGACCTTGCAAATAGTGGACTTGCTTTTTGGCACGTATTATGGGAACTTGACCAAGAATTAAGAGCCAAAACTAAGTATGCATCCGATGACTTACCTAAAGATAAGTATGATGCATATAACGAAATAAGAGATATGTTACACGAATTGATGACTGACAACAATGTAAGTTTAGATATAGTAAATTAATAATTATGAAAGACAAAATACTTGAATCATTAATTGAAAAATACAAAGAAAGAGCAGAGAAAGGTCAGTTAAAATACGGCACTACTTTAGACAGAAACGACCTTGAATTATTAGAATGGGTAAACCACGCACAGGAAGAGGCTATGGATTACTGCCTATATCTTGAAAAGATAAAACAAATGTTATCTAATCCAAAAGGAATAAATATATTTTAATGGATATATCAGCAAATGAGTTGACTAAATGGGCAAAGGATTACTCTAAAAAACAAAATTGGAGAGTAACAAGAATGAATAACACTCCTATCCAGAGAAGAAAGGGAACGATTGAAAAGGGATGGTGCGATTTAATTGGTTACACAGATACAGGAATATTTGTTGGTATAGAAATTAAAAAGATAGGAGATAGATTAAGTCCTGAACAACAGGACAGAATTAAAGATATTATTAGTTGTAACGGAAAGGCTTACCTTTGTACTGAAGAAAATGGTAAACCGATTTTAATACAATGGGAAGGAACGAAATTTTAATTGAATTTTGGCAATCTGAAGAGGTTAACAAAGCCTTTAGTAAGATGCACCCCATCGAATTACAAGATGACCTAAAAAGTGAAGTATTTTTAATATTAGCTGAAATACCAGATGAGAAACTTATTACTCTGTATGATAAAAAAGAATTAAGATTTTATGTAGTAAGGATAATGTTAAACCTTGTTCAGAATAGTAACAATCAGTTTTATAAAAAATATAGAAACTTTGTAGAATATAGTGAGAATGAAGTAGCTGAAAACCATCAAGAAGATTTAACTTCTAAGGTACAATCTTCAATACAGGACCTACATTGGTATAAAAAAGAATTGTTGAGGCTTTATACAGAAGAGTTTAATTGTAATGCAAAGGCTTTGAGCAGGGATACAGGCATACCTTATATGAGTATTATTAGAACTTTAAATATTACTAAATCAGAATTAAAATCTAAAATTAGAAACAATGATTGAAATTATTACAGGAATTTGTTTTGCGTTTTTCTTTACAGAGATGCATCAATTTCACAAAAAATTTAAATTAGATTTCAGACCATTTAACTGCGTAAGTTGTTTATCTGCTTGGACATCCTTATTGGTTTATTTCTTGCCTGATTTTATTAAGATGCCTTTGATGGCAATGTTTGTATCTGGAGCGTTAGCACCTTTATTTGTTAAACTTTATAATCAGTTTTTTTATGGAGCAAAATGATAAAGACTTTTTAGAAGCAAACATAAATAATTACCATACCATAAGTCAGGCAGGTTTTGTCAGAAATATTGAATTACCTGTTTTGAATCAATATGAGGCACTATACAGGAAGTATCTGAATCCGACTTACATAATGTGTAAGTATTGCAAGGATGATATATTTGGGGCATTGGAACGATTATATCAATACTATTTGGAACTTCCACAAGAAGATGTACAGAATCTTGTACAGAAAAAAAGAGGCAGACCTAAAAAATGAAATATAGCAGTTCATTTTATTATGACCTTGAATTAGGAGAAAAGTCAGAAACTTGGCTTAACGAACTATTTTCAGATGGAAAGAAAATAGAAGTAAAGACAGATTTAATGGCTGATAAAACTAAAAACATTTACATAGAAATATATTCAAGGGGTAAAAAAAGTGGGTTAACTACAACACAGGCTGAATATTGGATATTCAAATTAACTAATGTTTCAATAATTATATCTACAAAAAACTTAAAAGATATTGTTAGGCTTTGTTATAATATAAACGGATATAAAAAAGGAGGGGATAATAATACTTCTTTAGGTGTTTTAGTACCAATTAATTTACTATTTAATGAGAATATTAGCGATAACATCTAAGCACTCTGGAGTTGGATATCACAGGATAATGATGCCATTGGTACATTTGCAGAAAGAATACGCAATGGTAACTGATACTTTAAGCCACGAAATGATTGATAACAATTATGATATACTTTTAATCAATAGGGTATTATCAAATATAAGTGTTGAAGCAGTTTGCGAATTGCGAAAGCAGTATGGGTTTAAGTTAGTAGTTGATAATGATGATTTTTGGGAATTAGACACACATCACGTTTTATATGAAAGTTATAAGCAGTTAGGTATTGTTGACAGAATAAAAGGATTCATACAGGAGGCTGATGTCTGCACCTGCACCCACGAAAGGTTAGCAGATGAGATTTATAAGATAAACAAAAATGTACATATCCTTCCAAATGCTTTGCCTTATGGAAGAGAGCAGTTTTTAGATAACAAGGTAGAATCTGACAAGGTTAGGTTGTTTTGGTCAGGTAGTGCAACACACGAACACGATTTAGCCATATTAAGAAATCCTATGAAAAGGCTTTTAGGTATGCATATCAAAGCAGTTATTGCAGGATATAATGAAATAGAAAAACATTTATGGGATAGAATGATAGCATCCTTTACCTGCTCATTGAGGCTTAACCCAACTATTTACAATTATAACGAGGTTAGCAAATATATGGCTGCCTATGCTGATTCAGATATCAGCCTAATTCCTTTACTTGAAACAAAGTTTACAGGGATGAAATCAAATCTGAAGGTTTTAGAAACTGCGAGTAAAAAGAATCCTGCGATAGTAAGCCACGTTAATCCATATTTAAATTTACCTGTACATTATGTCAAAAAGCAATCTGATTGGTTTAAACACATAAACGATTTGGTAAATGATGAGCAAATGCGAAAAGAATCTGGAGAGCAATTATTTGAGTATTGCAATAAGCATTTTAACTTTGATGTGATAAATACCAAAAGAAAAGACATTTATCAACAAATACTCTAACGTGCCTGTAATTAAGTGTAAAAACGGAAAATATAAGATTGGAAGCGGTGCTTGTATTTTTGATTCAGAGGAAAAAGCACAGAAGGTTTGGGCAAGTATTAGGGTTTCAATGGTTGATAGTTATAATGACTATCCAGAGGCTGCAAAGGCAAATGCTAAAAGAGCCTTAAATATCAAAAAAGAAAATGATAGGGGTTGCGGAACTTTGGTAGGTTGGACAAGAGCCAATCAAATTGCCAATGGAGAAAACATATCAAGGGAAACCATTGCTCGTATGTCTGGATTTGAAAGGCATAGGGAAAATAGCAAAGGAGACCCAAAAAACGATTGCGGTGCTTTGATGTGGTTGGCTTGGGGTGGGGATGCAGGTGTTGAATGGGCAAAAAGAAAGTTGCAACAAATAGATAAAGTAAACTTTGCAGAAGGTGTTCCACATTATTTAGAAGATGGTACTTTATGGACTGGTCCTGTACATAGGGATGCGATGGGTAAATTAATGACAGGTGCAACACATACAAAAGATAGTGAATATCTTTACCACAAGGAGGATTTAGCTGAAGTAGGCGAAAGGGGTGGAATTAAGTCTTCGCCAAAAGCACCAAAGTCAGGAACACCAAATAAGAATCCGCAAGGAGAAGGAAGTGCAAAAGGAGATGCCTCAGGCAAGAAGGGTGCTAAGGTTACTGAAGAACAAGAAAAGACTTTAGAAAATAAGGTAAAAGATTTTAACGAGAAAGAAAGTAATACTAAAAACGGAAGAGCAACACTTGGTGCATTGAAATCAGTTTTTCAAAGAGGGTTAGGTGCTTTTAACACGAGCCATTCTCCTCTTGTAAAATCAGCGGAGCAATGGGCATTTGCAAGGGTAAATGCTTTTTTATATCTTATAAAAAATGGCAGACCTGAAAATCCAAAATACACTACTGATTATGATTTGCTTCCCAAAGAGCATCCAAAATACCAAAAAAATTAAAGATGGATAGTAAAAGTATTGGGATGTGTTTGACAACCCTCATTTTAAAGTTATTTGCCGATGTAAGTACAAACGATGTGGCAATGTATGTGGCAATCGGTGCAGGAATAACAACTATAATTTACAATATTTATAAGATATTTCACGAATTCAGAAAATGAAACAATTCTTCACAGAAGAGAACAATAGATTCTCAATGAAAAGATTGTGTGGATTTATAGGAACAATTACACTATGCGGTAAATTAATACATACACCAACAGATGCTTTGGTTTATGCAGTTGGTGGTTTAGCAATGGCATCATTAGGATTAACGGCAGCAGAAAAGATATTTAAAAAATATGAAGATAAGCCAACACCTGACATTAGCGGAACTGATAAGGAGCGAATCGGCTAAGAGGTTAGGTATATCTAATATGCCAACTGAGGAGCATATAGAAAACTTAAAGCAATTAGCGGAAAACATATTTGAACCAATTAGAAATCATTTTGACACACCAATTTATATTAGTTCTGGATATAGAAGTCAGGCATTAAATTCAGCTATTGGAGGCTCAACAAATAGTCAGCATAGTAAGGGAATGGCTATTGATATTGATATGGATGGAACAGATATAAAAAATAGTGCTATCTTTGACTATGCAAAAAGTTTACCATTTGACCAACTTATTTGGGAGTTTGGAACGAAAGAGAATCCTGATTGGGTGCATATAAGTTATTCTCCATTAAATAGAAAACAAATACTTTATGCAACAAAAAGAAACGGAAAAACCATTTACAACAAAGGTTAATCTTTGTGCAGAATACAGGGAAAAGTATGGATGGGAAATGCCAACTTTGAAACTTGCAAGAATTGTTTACAATGATAATAAATTATTGTTTACTAATGTTGAAAGAGTAAGGGATATATTGAGAGGCATCGAAGGTAAAAGAGGCAAGAGCAACAGAAGAATAATAAAGCAAGTAGAAAACAGACCATTAAATCCATATAACCTTCCTTCGAGTGATGAAACTATTTATGAGCCTTTTAAAATTAATGCAAAAAGGTTGCTTGTACTTTCTGACATACATATCCCTTACCATTCTGTTAATTCGCTTACGATTGCATTCGATTGGGCAAAAAAACAAAAACCAGATGCCATTCTTCTAAATGGAGATACATTGGACTTCTTCGGATTAAGCAGATACGCCAAAGACCCAAAGAAAAGAAGTTTTAGTTCAGAGTTGGAATCATTTAAAGATTTCATTACTATATTGAAAAAAACTTTTGATGCTAAAATATATTTTAAGATAGGCAATCACGAGGAACGATATGAGCATTATCTCTGGATGAAAGCAGGGGAGTTATCAGGGATAGATGATTTTGAGTTAGGGAATATAATTAAGGCAAGAGCAGAAGGAATTGAGATTATAGCAGACAAAAGAATTATGAAGGCAGGGGAACTTAATATTATTCACGGACACGAATACTTAGGCTCATTTAGTCCTGTAAACATTGCCAGAGGTTTATTTACTAAAGGTAAAGTTTCTGCTATGCAAGGGCATAATCATCAAACATCTGAACATACAGAAGCCGATATGAATGGTAAGATTACAACTACTTGGAGTGTGGGTTGTTTATCTGAATTACATCCTATGTATATGCCATTAAATAAATGGAATCACGGATTTGCATTTATTGAAATAGATGGCGAGGATTTTCAAGTTCAAAACAAAAGAATATATAAAGGTAAAGTTTTATGATTCCAAAAAAAGTAAACAAGATGACATTAGAGCAACAGGAAGCATTTTTATTAGAAAGGCTTATGGACTTACAAAATAAAGAACAGGTTTACAGAAGAGCATTGGCACAGGTCAGAGGTAAAACAAAGATTGAAGTCAGTGAAGCTGAAAGGATGGACTTATTAGAATTAAAGGGTGGAGATTAAAGTTATATATAAAAAGTTAGGTAAGGAAAAAGTTTGGGGTTTAGCAGATTCCACAGGCATAGTATATTTGGATAGCAGGTTAAAAGGTAAGAAACATTTAGAGATACTAATTCACGAAACATTGCACCTGTTATATCCAGAAGCAGAAGAGGATGAAATCGTAAACAAAAGCATATCTTTATGTAACATTATTTGGAAGCAGAGATACAGAAGGATAGAGGATGATAAAAAAGAGCCATTGCAAGATGGTACTTTATGAAGAAACATACAAAGTTATATTTAGATTTTTTTGGTTATGTCAAAGATGATTTTATGTGTTGCGAAGTCTGTGGTGGAAGAATGGTTGACATTCATCATATTGATTGCAGGGGTATGGGTAGCAGCAAGAATAAAGATGAAATCAAAAATCTAATGGGTTTGTGCAGGAGTTGTCATCTGGAGTATGGAGATAAAAAACAACATACAGAATTTTTAAAAGAAAAGCATTTAACATTTATAGAAAGTTATGGCAAAACATACTGATATATTTGCAGCAGTTTATACAAACAAGGTTAAAAGCTATTGTGATGTTGAATTTTTCAATTCCTTGCAAAACAATATCAGCACAGAACATATCTATATTGTTGATAATACAAACGATAACGGCAACTATGCAAATGAATTGCGAAATATAATTAACTGCAATATTTTTAATTTAGATATACCAGAAGAGCCACATACTACAAGATTCCACAGAAAAGTAGCAGAATCAGTTTTATTCTTGCGTGATATTTTTTTAAAGTCTGATTATAAATACTTTCTAATAGCTGAAAGTGATGTCATTATTCCACCAAACACAATAGATACTCTTTTAGAAAATATTGAAACCCTGCCTTCGGACACAGGAGCAGTAGGTGCATTATATTATGAGGGATATCATAACTACGGATTAACAGGCATACAATATACTGACCACGTTTTATCTGGATGTACAATTTATAAGCGAAGTATGATAGAGAAATACCCATTCCGCTATCAAGAAGATTATTTACAGGCATTCCCAGATGCTTTTATTTGCATAGATGCTATCAATGAATTTAAATATTATAACAACCACGAATTAAAGTGCAAACACGCACATTCAAGTAACGGCTCAAGATATATATAATGAAAATAAATAGTTTAACAATAGATTCAACCAATTCAATAACAGATTTATGTATGCTTGGTGTAAAATATCCAACAGATAAATCCCCATATAACACGGATGCTAACTTACATAAACACGCATATACATCAATATACAATCTATTGTTTTCTAACATTAGGTATAAAGACATTATGCTTGGGGAGTTGGGAATCTTAGATAACAATTCAATGCTATCTTGGAGAGAGTTTTTTCCAAATGCTAAACTTTATGGTTTTGAGTGGTTTGATGCCAGATTAGATAAGGCAAAAGCAGATGGTATTGATTGCACGTATATAAAGATGAATGTAAAAGATGTTAATTCAATCTCTGAAGGACTATCTGTTGCAGGTAAGTTCGATATATTAATAGAGGATTCAACACATCTATTTGAAGACCAGATAAAGTTTATCAATGAGGCTTACAAACATTTAAACACAGGAGGAATTTTAATAATTGAAGATATATTTATAAATGCCAATGAAGAAGATTATTGTAATGCAATAAATCCTGATTACTTTTCTTCTGCAACATTTATATTTGCTAACCATAACTTAAAGAATTCTTTAGGATGGAATAACGATAAATTATTGGTGTTACATAAAAACGATAAATGATGTTCTTAAATATTATAACACCTTGTTCAAGACCACAGAATTTAAAAGTAATTTCTGAAAGCATACCTAAAGATTGCAGATGGATTGTTGTATTTGATGGATTAGAATTGCAAGATGTACCTGATACAGAATTGCAAGATGTACCTGATAATTGTGAAGCATATTATTTAAAAGATGTTAATAGTATATATGGAAACGCACAAAGAAACTTTGCTCTTAACTTAGTTACTGAAGGACATATTTATTTCAATGATGATGACACAATCATTCATCCAGAATTATGGGATGAGATAAAAGATAAGGATGCAGACTTCATATCATTTAAGCAATCTAACAAAGATGGCTCATTAAGATTAGAGGGAATAGAAATATTACCTAATTTTATAGATAGTCATAATTTTATAGTATCTGCTAAATGTGTAAATACAAGATGGGTTTTAGATAGATATGATGCCGATGCTTATTTTGCGATGGATTGTTATAAAAATGCAAAACAAAGTTTATATATCCCTAAAATATTATCCATTTATAACTATTTAAAATAATGGCAAAGACCAAGGTAGGTAGACCTACAGATTATAAGCCAGAGTATTGCGAGATGTTAATTGAGCATATGTCTGAAGGATATTCTTTTAAATCTTTTGGAGGAATTATAGGTGTAGCTGAAAGCACATTGCATAAATGGAAAAGTGAACATCTTGAATTTTCGGAGTCCATTAATATAGGCTCTTTAAAATCTATGGTATTTTGGGAAAAAATAGGTAGAAGGGGAATGATGAATGATATACCTTTCTTTAACGACAGGATATGGAGATTGAATATGATTAACAGATTTAGAAGTGATTGGATAGATGGAACAAAGAATGAGAATAACGACAAAGTAAAAACAGAAATAATTGTCAGATACGAAGGAGATACTTCTAACGATTCAGAAGCCACATAGCAACCAACAACTTGTTTTAAATTCTAAAGCAAGGTTTATAGTTATGATGGCAGGGAGAAGATGGGGTAAATCTCTAATCAGCCAAACCATTGCCATTAGGAATGCATTAGATGGCAAATTAGTGGCTTATGTTACTCCAACATACCAACTATCCAAAGTATTCTTTGAGGACATTTTAAAGCGGTTACCAAGCGAAGCAATCAATGCTAACAAGTCAGACCTAACTATTGAATTTATCACAGGTGGCAAGATTAGATTCTTTACAGGAGAAAGACTTGATAACTTCAGAGGATTGAAGTTTCACATTGCCATTATAGATGAGGCTTCATACATAGCTAATTTGGAGGATGGTTGGCTAAATTCTATCAGACCTACTTTAACTGATTACAAAGGCAGGGCTTTGTTCCTATCCACTCCCAGAGGTAAGAATTATTTCTATTCCCTATTTATGAAAGATGAGCAAGGTTGGGAATCATTTAAGTTTACTACATACGATAATCCATATATTGATAAATCAGAAATAGATGAGGCAAGAACTCAACTACCAGAGGCGGTATTTGAACAGGAGTATATGGCTAATCCAATGGAGAACGCAGCCAATCCATTTGGCTCATCCCACATTAGAAGTTGCATACAACCATTATCAACAAGGGAGATAGTTAGCTTTGGAATTGACCTTGCAAAGTCAACAGACTTCACGGCTATTATTGGATTGGATTCTGGAGGCAATGTAGCTTACTTTGACAGGTTTCAAATGGATTGGAATAGCACTAAACAAGCTATCCTGCAACTGCCTAAAAAACCTATGCTAATTGATTCAACAGGGGTGGGAGACCCTATTGTTGAGGACTTACAAAGGGAGGGTAGGCATATAATGGGATTAAAGTTCACACAGGTAAGTAAGCAGCAATTAATGTTAGGACTACAAACTGCCATTCAGAGCAGGAAAATAGGCTATCCAGAGGGGCATATCGTTAAGGAGTTGGAAGTCTTTGAATATCAGTATAGTGCCACAGGTGTAAAGTATTCTGCACCTTCAGGTTTTCACGATGACTGCGTTATGGCTTTGGCTTTAGCCTATCAGAATTTAAGCCAAAATACAGGCTCAGGTAGATATTCCTTCCTATAATGTCAAGTTTTCTGCTCCATTTACTTGACATTTAGCTAAATTCTTTAGCAAAAAAATAAATAAAAAAAAGTTTAGTAAATTGATTTTTGTATTAACAAAAGGTTTATCTTTGTGTAACAAAACCAATAAAACTAAACAAAATGAAAAAAGTAACATTATCAACAATCAAAAGTTTTTTAAAGAAAAATGAAGGTCAAATTTTAATTAAAGTTAATTCAAAATTTGATAGTATGACTGATTGTGTGGAAAGAGTAAATGATGGATTTACCATTGCAAAAAAAGATAACGGAGTAAATTCAACCTATACATTAGGATTAGATGGTGCTTGGTTTGTTGGAAGTTCAAGAGATTATTTTAAAGTTTATGAAGATGAAAAATTTCAAGGATTTTATATTTATAACTGCTGCGGAAGTTTTACAATAGCTAAATTAAAATAAATAAACAAGGGGTGCAGCATCCTAACAACTGCAAAACAAAATGGAAAAGTTAATTGAGAACGCAACACAGAAGCAAGTAATAATCGGAGCATTAGTATTGGTAATTTTATTCTGCCTTGCAGATAACCTATTTAATTAATATGAAAACAACACACAAAATCAGCGAGTACATTAACCGCAATGCTGAACGCAAGAATGCACATTGGAGAATAACAGGAGAATCAAAGATGTTTATGCACGATGGGATGTGGTACGATGCCACAGACTTTGACAAGGTACTTGCTATGTATGAGTATATTAAATTTAACCCTAAAGGAGATAACCCAGATAAAACTAAAATAAAATGATTTACGCAATACAAACAGAAAAGACCTGCCTAATAACTAAACAAGTTAACGGAGTAAAGAAAATGATAACAAGGGTAGTGCCGATGTGGGTAGGGATAGTCAGTCCATTTAAAGACCCTTTGATTATGTACACCAGAAGTGCAAATGAAACAATATTGCACACT